GAGGTGGTAATGGTAGTCCAATAACAATTAGAGGAAGTGAACAATTTTTTGCTGGCGGTGGCGGTGGTTCTGGTAGACCAGACCAAGGTAACCCACCAGGCGGTAATGGGGGCCAAGGTGGCGGTGGTTCTGGAACAAATAGTCCTAACAGACCAGGCGCTCAAACTGGTTCAAATGGAGATGCAAACACCGGTGGCGGTGGAGGCGGTGGAGGATTTACACCTCACGTTTCAATTGCTGGTGGATCAGGCGGATCAGGTATTGTAGTTGTAAGATATATATTTCAGTAAACTTGACTTTAATATAGTAGGATATATATTGTTGAAAGAATGCAATCGAAAGAAATAATACTAACTAAACAAAAAATTATTGTAGGAGACATACGTACTCCTAATCTTACTCTTGATACAGATAAACTTAGTCAAAGTCTTAGAGACGATTTTAAAAAAACAACTTTTGATATAACCAATAAATTTTATGATATTCCAATATCATATCACGGACAACATTCTTGGATATATGATTTAATACAACAACAGATATATGCGTACCATAAAATAAATTATCATAATTTAAAAACATGGGGAAACATAGAGGGTTTTCTTGAATCATCTATTTCAAGAAATAATTTATTTCTTGAGGATGTACATAATCAACCTTGGTATACTTTAATATACATATTAAAGGCAGGTGAAAATTCTGGTGAATTAATTTTAAAATATAAAAAACCAACACAAAGAGATTTTTACGAACGCCTTCATGTGCAGGAGGGAAATTTTTATTTATTTAATTCTAATATAGATTACTATTTCTCTAAAAATTTCGATAAAAAAGATAGGGAATATATTACTTGGACAACTATTGAACAGTAATGATTCTACAATATCCATATTATTATTTTACTAGAGCCATACCCGAACATATTTGTGATTCTTTAATTAAAAAATATACAGGATTTAAAAGTAAAAAAGGAACTGTAAAGGGACCTGATAGTAAAGTTAGAAATTCTAATGTAACGTTTTCACATGATAAAGAACTTTATGACATGATACACCCTTTTATTGATCAAGCTAATTTTAGAGCTGGTTGGAATTTTGATATAGATCACACAGAAACTGTTCAGTTTACAAAGTATACAACTAAACAATATTATAATTGGCATCAAGATACTACTTACGAGGTGTACCCTGATAACCATAATGATATAAACTATAGAGGTAAAATTAGAAAAGTAAGCACGGTTATTTCTCTAACTGATGGATCTAAGTATAAAGGTGGAGATTTTCAAATTGATTTAAGAGATGGTAATGCAAAAGGTGATAAAGAACCTAGAAGTGTTAGAAACGTTATTACTATCAAAGAGCTTAGAGAAAGGGGGACAGTTGTGGTTATGCCATCTTTTATTTGGCATAGAGTCCAACCAGTTACCAAAGGAACAAGATATACTTTAGTATCATGGACTTTAGGTAAACCCTGGAGATAAAATGACTGAGTTTGATAAGAAAGGATACGTGGTTGTTAGAAAAGCATTGGCCAAAACAACTGCAAAATTTTTATATAATTATCTAATATTAAAAAGAGAGGTATGTAAATTTTTAATGTTTAATAATTATCCTCACATGACCTTTGAAACATACGGTGGTTTTGAAGGAGAGGGAGATATGATACCTGATACTTATAGTGCGTATGCCGACATAGCCATGGAAACATTATTACTTGCAACAAAACCGATTGTTGAGAAGACTTTAAAGATGAGGCTGTATCCAAATTATTCTTATGCAAGACTTTACAAAAAGGGTGATATTTTAAAAAGACATAAAGATAGATTTAGCTGTGAGGTATCTACCACTATTTTTTTAGGAGGTGCTGAGTGGCCTATCTTTATTTCTAAATCAAAAAAAGAAAATACTAGAGGTTTAAAAGTTAATTTAAAACAAGGCGATATGTTAATCTATAGAGGTATAGATAGAGAACATTGGAGAGAAAAACTAGAGGATGTCCAATCCGGTCAAGTTTTTTTACATTATAACAATGCAGAAACAGAAGGAGCTGAACAAAATAAATATGATACAAGGCCTTATGTCGGAATCCCAGAATCATTTAAAAAATTTAAATAATATTTTTAAAAAATATTTATCTGATATCCACTATCCATCAAAACAAGAAGAAAAAGATTTGTGGGATATTTCTGGAATATTAAAAAATAGATTAAATGAAAAATTAAAATTTGATACTAGACCAATAAAAAAAGAAGGTTTTAAAATAGGTAATTTTAAAAGTAAGGCAGATAAAATGGTATTTCATATTAATAAAAAATGGATTATAATAGACGTTAAAGAGCTACATAATTATATAAAGAAGAATGATATGAAAGACGTTAATATAAAAGAACTTATCTCTAATCTAGATTGGAATATTATACTATGATAATTATAGACCAACACGTAGAGGATGAGTGTTTAACAGATTATTTTTTTATAGAAGGCACTATTGATCTTAATGCTGAATATTTTATAGAAAAAATTAAGTTAGGTTTTCAAGAAGATGCCAACATGGCTTTCAAAACAAATGTAAGAGACCTTATGACTTCTTATACCTATTTTAATGATGATGAAGAGTTTTCAAAAGTTCTACAAAACTTTATAAAATATATTGATGATAGAATGAAATTAAATAAATACATACTTCAAGACTCATGGGGTTATTGTGTTAGAACAGGAAATAAAACTTTATTTCATACCCATAAACCTTCTATTTGGTCAGGTGTTTTTTATTTAAACGATCATCCACAAACATTAGATTTTCCACAGATTAAGAAAAAAATAAAACCTGCAAAAGGCAAGTTCGCTTTGTTCTCTTCTTTTTTAGAACACGGTTGTAAAAAACATAAATCAAAAGAAACAAAATGGGGAGTAAGTTTTAATCTATCTTCCACGTCTATGAAATAAAATGCTAAAAGAAAAAACTGAAGTATTGGGCATACCTTTCTATAGATTTTATTACACAAAATCTAAAATAGATAAAATTAAAAAAATTATTGAATCTCAACCTTATATAAAAAATCCTGAAAATTATATCTGGGCTTATACAAAAGATGAAGGTATGCAAAAGATGTTACATCACTTACCAGAGTTAAAAAGTTTTTTTGGTTGGGTGCACGAGTGTCTGCAAGAAGTTGCAAAAGATTTAAAACTAACTGTCCCTTTAATAATAAATAGTTCATGGTGTAATATGAATGGTAAGGGTAATTCTTTTCATGGTCATACACATCCTAACGCTTTTGTTAGTAGCAACTATTATGTATCTGGTTGGAAAAAAGATCATACTGTTTGGCATTTAATAAATCCATATTTTGATAACAATATATTTCCATTAAGCCATCAAGACTACAGCAATCAAGAATATAATTTAAAACATTTAGAACCAACTGAACCTGGTAAGTATATTGTGTTTCCACCAAAAATTTATCACTATGCTCAACCAAATACTAAAGATGAAACAAGATATACAATAGCAGCTAATGCTTTTCCGAGTGGATTAATATCTTGTGGTGGAGTAAACGAATTAAACATAAACACAATAGATAAAAAATAATGATCCCGTTACTAACGGAAACTTTTTTAAACTATTTAAAAAAATTAAATATTAAAAATAAAAAATATTTAGAGATTGGGTCTGGTGATTCTACTGTATATTTCTCTAAGTATTTTAAAAGTGTGTCTAGTTTAGAGCATGATGAGGAGTGGTTTAATAAAATTAAAAAACAGAATATTAAAAATGTGAATATCTCTATGTTTAATAAAGACAACATTAAAGGTTTATTAGATTTAGAATTAAATAAAAAACCAGATTTTGTTATGATCGATAATAATCCTCATGTAGTGTCTAGATTTGATATGGCAAACTTTGTGCATTATAATAAGAAAAATGACTGTGTAATATTTTTAGATAACGGCTCTTGGAATTTAGAAGCTTTTAATTTTTTAAAACAACATTATTATTGTTTAGATTTCTTTGGTAGAAGATATGACGGTAATTTATCAGTAACCTCGATTTTCTTTACTGATACAAATAGTGAAAGTATATATGAAAATTAATAAGAATTTTTTAGATACTCAAGATCTAACAAATATACAGAACACCTTAACTTCTCCATATTTCCCCTGGTATTATAACGAGGGGGTAGTTAAAAAGAATGATGGTCAGGCCCAGTTGGTTCACACATTCTTTGATAAAGATAGGAACTATATAAATTCAGATTACTACAATTTACTTGAGCCATTAATTAAGAAAATAAATCCTTTTGTATTATTAAGGGTAAAAGCAAACTTAAGTTTAAAAACCGAAAAACCTATAGAGCAGGGTTTTCATACAGACTATTCTACTGATGTTAATGTGACCACAGGGTTGTTTTATATTAATACGAACAACGGCTGCACTGTTTTTGAGACTGGTAAAAAGGTCAAAAGCACCGCTAATACCTTTGTAGAATTTGATGGAAAAACACCCCATACTGGTATATCATGCACTGATATTTTAAATAGACTTGTTTTAAATTTAAATTATATAAGGTAATGATATATGTTACAAAAAATAGGATTTCTACCAGGTATTAACAAGCAAATTACAGAAACCGGCGCAGAAGGACAATGGGTGGACTGTGATAATGTAAGATTTAGATATGGTGTACCTGAGAAAATAGGGGGCTGGAATCAATTAGGCACAGAAAACTCTAATGAATTGACTGGCGCTGGAAGGGGTTTACATCATTTTGTTAATACAGCTGGACGAAGATACGCCATTATTGGTACTAACAGAGTGCTATATGCTTTTTCAGGTGGTGTATTCTACGACATACATCCTATCAAATCTACAACCACGCTTACAAGTGCATTTACTACAACCAATGGATCACCGACTGTTACCATAACTTTTAGCAGTGGACATAATATTGGAGTTAACGACATTATTTTATTAGATAATTTTTCATCTATAACAGGATCTAATTTTGGGGCCTCAGATTTTAACGATAAAAAATTTATGGTTACGTCGGTTCCTACAACCACAACAATTACTATTACAATGCCTTCTAATGAATCGGGGTCCGGGGCAACAGCATCAGGTGGTATCAGAGTACAACATTATTTTCCTGTTGGCACAGCCGTTCAAGAAAAAGGTTATGGGTGGGGCCTAGGTACTTACGGTGGTGAAGACACGACCGCAGTTACCACTACCTTAAATGGCGCTATAGATGCTAGCACAACAACCATAGTTTTAACAAGTGCTGTACAGTTTCCATCTACAGGAACTAGCTTTGTATTAATTGGGACAGAAATGATTCAATACACTGGCATAAGTGGGAACACTCTAACAGGAGTAACTAGAGGGGCCAGAGGAACCACTGCTGCGTCTCATAGCAATGGTGCAACTGTTACTAACGGTACAGACTTTGTTGCATGGAATGAACAAACAGAAGAAGGTTTGGCTTTAGATCCGGGTATGTGGTCACTAGATAATTTTGGTGATATAGCAATTTGTCTAATACATGACGGCGCTTGTTTTCAATGGAACTCTAGCGCAGGTAATGCAACAGAGACAAGAGCAACTATTATAACTGGCGCACCTACTGCGTCACGACATATGTTAGTATCCACACCGGATAGACACTTAGTATTTTTTGGAACAGAAACAACCATTGGTGATGCCTCTACACAGGATGATATGTTTATAAGATTCTCTGATCAAGAGGATATTAACACATATACACCCACAGCAACTAATACAGCTGGTACACAAAGACTTGCTGATGGTTCTAAAATTATGGGAGCTATTCGTGGTAGAGATGCAATTTATATTTGGAGTGATACAGCATTATTTACGATGCGTTTTGTTGGTGCTCCTTTTACTTTTGGTTTCTCACAGGCTGGAACTAACTGCGGACTTGTTGGACAGAACGCATGTGTAGAAGTTGATGGTGCTGCGTATTGGATGTCAGAGAATGGTTTCTTTAGATATGG